GAGCTCTCATAGCAAATATTCTATATGGAATACCAACTTGAGGTGCAGTGATACAAATTGCATTTTTATCATACATAAATTTAACAAGATCTTGTGCAAATTCATATTGATTAAATGGTGGCTCATTAAAATTAAAATTAGATCCTGGGCTTTTTAAAATAAGATCATTATATTTTACTAGTTCCATATTATTTTATTTCCTATTATGCTTCTATAGCAGAAAAATTTTGTCGTTTAATAAACTTAATTGTATTATTAAACTTTTCAAATAAATTATCTCTATGAGAAATAATGAATACATTCGAATCTTTTGAAATATTGTTTAAAATTTTCAAAAGATCATCTGCAGCATTTCCATCTAAACTTGAATCAAATATTTCATCTAAAATAAGAATATTTGTATTTAAAGAATTTCTAAGTTTAGCAACAGCCCGCCATGTAAAAAGAATTGCTAAATCAATTTTTTGTTTTTCACCTTCTGAAAAAGAAGAATAAGAAAATTCATCACGGTGACGTGATTTTATTGTTTCATTAAACTGTTCATCAAGTTGAAACTCAACAAACAAATCAAATTCAGATAAATATTTATTAATCAATTTATTTATGATTGGAATATATTGATTAATAATTTTGGTTTTAATACCACCATCTTTCAACATAATTGATGCTGCAGAATATATTTGTCTTTGCTCATATAATTCATTATATTCAATATTTATTTTTAATTGCTCATTTTCTAAATCAATTAGTTTTTCATCATTTGTATTTAACTCATGATTTTTAGCATCAATAATTTCTTTATTGAGAAAACTAATTTGATTATTATAGTGATTAATATTTGTATCAATGATCATTAATTCTGAATTAAGTGAATTAATATTATTATAAATTTCAATAATAGCATTCAAACTTTCATTTGTATCATTATATTTTTTTGAAAGTTTTTCTAAACCATCTTCAAGTTCTTTAATTTGTAGTGTTTTATCTTTTACAGTATTACATTTAAATTTATTATCAATTTTTTGTTGACACGTTGGACAATTATCATTATTTTGATAAAATTCAATTTCTTTTAAAAGCAAACGATTTTTTGTTTGCATTTGTGATCTAAGATTTTTTAATGTTTCTAGTTTATTTTTAAATTGTTGGTGATCACCACCATCTTGTTGTAGAATATTAATTCTATCAACAATCTTTTGACGATTTTCTAAAAAAGAATTTAGATTTAACTTTAAATCAATAATAGTTTGCTTTTTTTCAGCAGTAAATTTTTCTGTTTTATTTTTAAGTTCTTGAAGATGCTCAATAACTAGTTTAATTTTTGCTTCAATAAGACGTTTTGAATTTTCATTATTAACAATAAATTGCTGATTATTTTGAATTTGCTCTTTAAGAATATTATTCATAGTAGTAAATATTTCAAGATCAAGCAAATCTTCAATAATCATTCTTCTTTGAGCAGCAGGCAATTGCATAAATGGAACAAACGATGCTGAACCTAAAACTATTACTTGACAAAATGACTTATAATTAATTTTAAGAATTTGTTTTTCTAAAATAGATTGATAATCTTTTACTTCAGATGATTGATTAATTAATTTACCATTACAATAAACTTCAAATACATTCGGCTTAATACCACGAATAATAGTATATTCATTAGAGTTTATATGAAATTCTATTTCTACAATCATATCTTTTTTAGTAATTGAATTAATAAGTTGTGGTTTATTAATATTACGAAAAGGCTTACCAAAAAGAGCAAATGTTAAAGCATCGAGAATAGTAGATTTACCAGCACCATTAATACCCACAATAAGTGTAGTACCAGGAATAGTTAAATCTATTTCAGTAAAAACGTTTCCGGTGGAAAGTAAATTTTTCCACCGGATTTTTTTAAAAATTAACATGTTACACTCATTGCTTTATTATATATATCAACTATTGTATTTTCAAGTTTTTGTTTGTTTATATTATTTGGTGATTGACCAATATATTTTTTAAAAATGTCAATAGTACTTTCAGCTTCATTAATTATGTCATGATCATCTTCAAGATTTATATTAAATTGTTCTTCAATAATTTGCATATCAAGGACACCAATTTTTTCAATATTTTGGCAAAAACGATCAAATAGGTATGGATTATTTTTGTTTTTAACAATAACTTTTACATATGTATCTTTACAATTTAAATACTCTGACAATTCTAAAATTTCATCGGAATTTAAAGATGAATCATCATATATTATTTTTGAAAACATATTATAAGGATTTTTAATAAAAGTTAATTCTAATGTTTTGGTGTCAAATATATGAAACCCTCTATCATCTCCATAATCAGACCAAGTAAACTGGCCATGAGAACCAAGATAATTAATACACCCATCATTAGAGATATGATGGAAATGCCCGCTAAAAACACTATGAAAAGAATCAAAAAGAATACGATCTTCACCATGCGAAGAAACAGTTCCTTTAAACATTTCAAAACCTTGTATTTCCAAATGTCCCATACAAATTTTTGCATTTGATTTTTTTATCCTCTCTAATGATTCTTCTCTATTTGTAATATTAATCCAAGGTACAAATAAGATTTTTAAATTATCAAAAACTACTTCTTTTGTATTTTCATATAATGAAAAATCAAATCCATAAATTTCTCTTACAGCATTAACTTCATTTGTATTTTTATAATATACATCATGATTACCAAGAATTTGATGATATTCAATTTTTCTATCTTTGATAGGTTGAATAAAATCTTCACGAAGTCTTTTTGCTGTTTGGATATTAATATATTTTCTGCGATCCACCAAGTCACCTAAGTGGATCATAGTTGTAATATTATGTTTATCTATTTCAGGAAAAAAAACATTATCCATAAATTTCTTAGTCATATTAAGAAATGCAGGACTATCGTTTCTTACACCCCAATGTGTATCAGAAATTAAAACAATTTTCATATTTACTTCTTCTTATAATATTCTTTCAAAGCTGCATCACAATATTCTTTGATATCATTTAAACGTAATGCATAATTATCACAAACATTTTTATTTTGATTTTTAAGCAATTGTTCTACAGCATCAATCACCGGCTGTGGTATTGTCATTGGTGTTTTCATTTTTTTCACTAAGCTCCACAAATTTCTCTATACCTATATTAACAGGTTTTTTTGTTTTTGTCAATTTATTTTCGTATGATTCTATCACTTTGTTGCTAGCATCATTATTATTTAATTGACCAAAATCATAATCATCACCTATATTTTCCAAAGTTTGTGTTAATGAAATATTTAACATATTTTTATGTTTTATATAAACTTCTTTTTTCTCGCTATGAATTCTTCTTAAAAAAGCATTCCAAGCTATTTGTGTAAAATAAGCAAATGGATTTTGTGATTTTTCCGGATTAAAACCATTAATAGCCGAAATGCAATTTTCAATTGCATCTGCCACCATTTCATCTTTGAAAGTATAACCACTAAAATTTGGCTTTGTAGATAATCTATTACAAATTTGTAATACACAAACTCCTATATAATTTGGAATTTTTGCATTTTGATTAATTTCTTTATTTTTTTTATATTTTACTAAACACTCATAAAAATCTCTATTATTTACATAGTGCACTTTTCTAGTTGACATTTCACATAATCCTTGGTATAATTAGTTCTGGGAAAACAATAATATTAGTTATTTTAAATCAATATTGTATATTTTATAATCAAATATTGCTTCATTATAAATTTTAATGCGTTCAACTAAGTGAAGTAAAGTATAATTCTTTTTGGATTTCCAAGATAAATCATCAGCTATATCATATAATGTAGCTATATCTTTATCAATAGCTAATCTAAGCACACGTCCAATAGATTGCAAAGTTTTAATCTTTGCTTTTGTTGGACTAGCAAAAATAATATTATGTAAATTTGGAATATTAATACCAGTACTCATAGTACCAAAGCTTGCAACTGTTATAGAATTTTTTTGATTAGATATTAAATTTCTAATTTTTTCACGTTCACTACCTTCTACATCACCAGCAATATAATAAATTGGCTTATTAACCGATTCTTTTTGGATCATATCAAAAAGTACTTTTCCATGCTTTTCAACATATTGAAAAAGTAATAATGTATTACCTTCTAAAGAAAGAGCTAAATTTTTAATAAATCTATTTCTTGAAGTAGAATTTACAAGAAAATCCATTTCTTCTTGATAAGAATTTTTAATACATATTTGTTTAATAATATCAGGATGTTTAAGTATTAATACTTTAATGTTAAAGTCAGATAAATGTTTCTGATTGATCAGTTCACTGGTAGTAGTCACTTTCTTTACAGAACCAAATAATCCCTCAAGAACTAATCTATGGGTCTGAGTGCCATCCAGTGTGCCAGTAAACCCGTATCTGTTTGGGCATTTATTCAAATTTGTCATTATTTTAATAAGTGATTTTGATTTGAAGCCATGTGCTTCATCACCAATAACAAGTTTAAATTGATCAAACCATTCTTTTGGCATTTTATAAATTGATTGCCAAGTTGAACAATATATCATTTTATCTGAATGTTTTTCTTTACCAGACATAATTTTATGAATAGAATTTTTTGGATATCCATAATCTTCAAAATCTGCAGACATTTGATGAACAAGAGATGTTGTAGGTACAATTATTAAAGTTTTTGTTGCATACCAACAAGCAATCATATAAATTATAAGTGATTTACCAGAACCGGTTGGTGAAAGTAATAATGATCTTCTTTTTCTTATTCCATGAATAAATGCTTCAATTTGATAATCTCTAGGAGCATGCTTTGGATTAAGTTTATTAATAAATTCTTGTGCTTCTATAAGTGAAAATTCATAATCATTTTGAATGCCTTCATATTGTAATTCATAATTTCTTGATTTACAAAATGATTCCAATTGTTCAATTAGTCCTGCATAAAGTAAAGCGTTCATTGGATTGAATAATCTTATTTTACCGTCCCATACTTTATTTTTAAAAGCAGGAGAAAATTTTGCACCCGGAACATCAAAAGTAAAAAATGAACTTATTTCCATAGAAATACTTGGATCACACTTTACTTTTATATAAGCTTCATCATAATATTTTATTGTAACTATATCCATTATTCACCCATAATAAATTTTTGCCAGTCTAAAGCAGTTTTAATAAGATAACCACGATTTGCTAAAGATTTAATAATTGATTCAAGAAAATCAATTTTTTCTTGAACTACTCCAATCTTTAAAGATAAATCAATAATATCTTTATCGGCATCCATATATATATTTAAATCTTGTTTTAATATAATACCTTTAGGTGGAAGCTTCCATCCTTTATCTCTGCTATCATTAGTTGGTCCAAGTGTATAAAATTCATATTTTTCTAATTTGAGTTTTTTCATATCAGCTTCAAGCATCTTTAAATTTGATCTTTCTTTACAAAAGATTTTATAATACTTATGATGAAGCCTTGGTATTTTAATAGCAGAGTCACCAAGATCTGTTTTATCTATATTCGAATCTTTTTCCCATTCTTCAAATAGTTCTTCAAACTTCATTATAACCTCATTTAAATAATATAAATTATAACAAATGATCTAAGAAATGTCAACTATTATTTTGTAGATATAATGTTATAATTAATATATCTAAATGTAGCAGAAGCTTCTATAAAACTAACATCACCTGCTGTTGTATCAAAATTTAAATTTGATAATTTTATTGGAAAAGCATCGATGAATATTATTTCATAATTAACATTTCTTAAACTTGTAAGAATATTTAATGATATATCTGATCTTATACTTTGACCAAGATATGTTTCATTAAATTGCAAAGTATGATAATCAGCAGGATTTAATCTTCCAAGTGCTCTAATCCAATTATAAATTTCTAGATAATTTTGAAGATCTTCATCAACTTTAAAAGTAATATTTAATTCTTCAAAATTTAAATGATCACCAGGAAAAGGAATATCAATTAATGGATTTACAACTTCAATTACTGGAAGTGATAGTCCGGGAATATTAACTTTTTGAATAAAGAAATTAATATTAGGTGCTCGCTTAATACTAAATTGAAAATTAAGAGGCGATAAAAAATTTGGATTTATTGGTACATCATTAATAGCGGTCATGTTAAACACTCAATGCAAGAGATAAACCAATTAACATTCCATTAATTAGTTCTGCAATTTCTGGTGGATCATATGAAACATAACCATTTGTAATATATTTTCCAAAGCCACCGGTAAAAAATAAAGATTTAGGAAAATACCAAACAATATTATATACTATTGGACATAGAAATGCAGTAGCTAACATGAAATAAGGAACATTACTACTATAGTAATAAAGAACACCTGCTGGAATTATAATTCTACCTAAGCCCCAAGTAAACATAGCTAACCATGCTAGTATTCCTTTTGTACCACCAGCATGACCCATACTAAGTGAACCATATTGTCCTTGAACACAACCAAGATAAAATCCGACCCACATCAATAAAGCATAAAATAATGGAAGTCCAAAATAATAAGATAATAAACCCATAGGTAATCCAAATGCAAAAATTCTAACAAATGTATCACCTAATCCAATTTCATGACCAAATAAACCACCACGAATTCTATTTGTTATTCCACCAATTAATGCACTTAAAATTAAATTCAAATAAAACATATTAATTACTCCATCTTGTTATATCTATATTTATTCAATAAAAAAAGGAGCCTTTTTGGCTCCCTTTAAGTTTATTATCAATAAACAGTTAACCTGCTTTTTGATATATTTTACATGAGATTATTTACAATCACTTTGCGATAATACACATTGGTATTTACGTTAAGAACACCTGAACCCTTTGTCAAGCCTTGTGCAAAAGGATTAGCTACAACACCATAACGTGTCTTGAAGCCAATCTTAGGCTGGAATGACTGCTGATCAACTGCACGCACCATTTGCAGAGGCACATATGGGCAATAGAAAATACCAGCATCAAAGGCGCTTGAACCCTTATAACCAACAGTCAGATAGTTACCACCAATCGCATATGGATCAATGTAAACCTTTAGACGACCGTTAAGAACACCAGCAAAAGTATTACCGGTATCATCAACTTGCAAGTTATTTGAGTTAAGAGCAGGAGCATAGTCAAGAACACCTGCCATTTGCAGAGCTGACGCAACATCAGATGAGCAAATAACAATGTTACCCTTACCACGACGTGTCTGCTGAGCAATCTTATTAGCTTCACGCTCGAGCTGGAACATCAAACCCTTAAACTTTTCAACTGACCAACGACCATTTGAATCTGTATCAAGATCAAAAACACCTGCAGTTGTTGTATTATCTTGTGCACCAAGAACTGCGGTAACGTTGATTTCGCGAACAATTTCACGATTGATTTCAGCAAGAATTTCAGCTGAAAGAATATTAGCAAGTTCTGTTTCAGCATCTAGACCATGAATTGCTTTTAGGTCTTGTGCTAGTTCCATTGTGTACTCAGCTTTCAGAGCACGTGTAGTAGCCGTAACAGTAACTTTCTCAATTGAGAAAGCCATCTGTGGGAAGTCAACGTTAGCTGAAGAAGCACCATTAGCATATGTCTGTGAGCCAAGAGCTTCACCAACAGCTGTTGACATACCAAAACCGGTATTATAATTAGCAGTATTAACAAGTGGTGAAGTATTTGACTGGCCAGGAATTAACTGTGCGTTTGAATAATTTTGGCCAAACGTTGTATTACCAGCAACCACTGTAGAAAATGCCGTATTTACTTCGTTGTAGAACGTTTCATTACCAGCTTGGTTGCTATAACGTGAACGCATAGCAAAAATAAGACCGGTTGGACCAGTCATTGGCTGAATACCACAAATATCATAAGCAATTAGGTTGGGCATAGCTCTACGAACCAGTGAAATAAGTACTGGATCAAAAGTATCAATGCCACCAGCACCTGCTGTTGAGCTTGAAGAACCCATACCATTAACACCGCCGGCTTCTAAAGGAGACTCATTAAGAAGAGTCTGATACTGGCCATGAGCCATAGACTCCATCAGAGCCTTTTGAGTATTTTCTAGAACAACGGCAGTTACTGAACGGCGATGAGCGTCTTTAATTGGAGCAAGATCTGGATGTTCCAGAACCGGGGCCCACTTTCTTTGAATTTCTTCCTGAAGATACATTTCTGTTCCCTTTCTTAAAACTTTATTTTAAATTATTTATTAAATATTACTTCTTAACAGTTCTCGAAATAGCTTTAGCATAGGCTGAAATTTCTGGACTAATATAAGCACTATCAGTGTTTTCTACTTCAAATGTTTCTTCTTCAATATTTGATACTTTTGGTTTATTTAACTTATTTGTAAAATAAGATTCTCTAACATAAGAAAGTTTTCTCTTATAAGAATCAATATCATTATCAAATTCAATTCCTTCAGCAAGAGCTTCAAACTTCTCTTTCTCTGTCATTGTAAGACCATTAGCCATTTCAGCAAAAGCTTCTTGTTTTTCTACTTCATGAAAAAATTTCTTAAGTTGTACATTTTCAATAATACTTTCATCAAGTCTAGATTCGAGATCAGTAACTTTTGAAGCAAGTTCTTCAATTACTGAAACTTTATCTTCTGGAATATCAATGTAATGTTCAGCAAACAAACCACGCAGACCATCAATAAATTCTTCCATAATTTCATTACGAAGAGTAGATTCAATAGCTACTTCATTTTCACTCATCCACTTTTCAACAACATATTCAAGATATGTGTCGAGTTGTGTTTCAAGATTTTCTTTAATTTCATTAACTTTTTCTTCAAAAAGCGCTTCATATTCTTCCTGAAGACGGGCAACTTCAAGAATAGCTCTAGCATTAATAGCAGCTTCAAAAATAGTAGAAGCTTTTTCTTTAAATTCTTCTGAAAGATCTTGACCTTCAAACATTTCATTAACTTCCTCTTTCATTGAAGAAGCAAGTGGATTATTTTTATGATCAATTTTTGGCATTGGATCATTTACAGATGGACCAACTTTACCAATTGCACCCGAGTCATGCATTTTAATTGAAGCTTCATTTGACTTCTCATTAGCATTATTTGGCAATTCACTATATTCTTTACCAATAAGATTCATAGCATCAGTAAACCACTTTTCAAGATCTGTTTTTTTCATTGAATGCATAGCACCAATGGTCTTATTAATATATTCAAGTTTTGATTTTGGATCATCTGTAACTGCACGTGCTCCTGGATGAAGTGTTGAAGCAGCAATAGACTCTTCTTTCAAATGCATTTTTGCAGTATCATGAGCATCATTTAGATCATTTGTATGGTAATCTGCATGTTCATGATGTTTACCATCAGTAAAATGTCTAACACGATATTCATCAAAATTCGTATCTTTATAAACTTTGGCTTCTTTATTTTTATTTTTATGAGTCTTAATTAGTCTCATTGACTCATTAATATCTTTTTTGCTATCATCAGTCATATGTAAAGTCTCCTACAATCTTTAAATTATTTATAAAAATTTATTTTTTGCTGAGAGAGACTTAATGTAACCCTCAAAAATAGCTAGTTTATTTTCTTCAATATAGTTCATTTTCATTTTGTTTAAAGACTTTTTCATCTTATGAAGATGTTCTTCATGCCAAGTATCTTTTACTGGGTCATAAATCCAATCAACATTTTCCATAACACCTTTAACAAAAGCACCAGGGGCAGAAGGATCTGCAACAATATCAGCAGCAGTTGCTAATTGAAAATCAGGTTGAACTTCCATTATGCCATCTTTTGACTGTAATGATCCCATGCCTCTTGAAGAAACACCTAATTTTGCACCACTATCTAGCAAGCCTCTAGCAATATTTCCCATTGGAGTATCAGCAAGTTTAGCTTTACCAATAAATGTATTTGTATCACCATCTCTTTTTAAATCTAAAATAAGATGTGATACTCTATCTAAATTAATTTGAGGACCAGAAGGATGCCCCAATTCACCATAAGCTCTGCTATGTTTAATATAATCGTTATGATATTTATCAACAGCTTTTTCCATTACATGCAATGGATATTTTCTCCCATTACGATTAACTATTTCAGCCTGCATAAATGGGCCAACAATATGATGGGTTTTTTTATTAGTTGCTTCATCAAGAAATATTTCATATTTAAATTCTTCTGAAATTTCTGTAATTAGTTTCATTTAAATTTTCCTTATGACATTGCTTCTTGCGCAATTAACTGAGCACCAACGTTTGCAGCATTTGTTGGAGTTGAAACAGCAACAGTCAAAATATCTGGAGATGAGCCTCTGATATTATTATACAAAGCAAAAAGATTTGAAAGATCAAAAGTCTGTAGACCAGAACCTCCTGATGGAGCACTAAATGCATATACCACTTCACCGGTATTTGCAGTAACAGCATTAGCCGATAGGTCTCTTGAAGCTAGTGAGTTAAGTGATCCTAAAGTATTCATAGCAACAAAATTAGCATTTGTTAACTGCACTTGATTTGATGAAGTACTGACAATTAATTCAACAAGACAAGCGGCATCAGCTGACACAATTAATGATGTAGGAAGAATTTGTCCACGATTTACTAAACCAATTTGATATTGGAAAGAATTATTTGGTGTAAAAGTACCAGTTGTAGAATTATTTGATACACCGGCATTATTTGCAACTATATCAGTCATATACAAAGTATTTGAAGTATTATTAGCAATACGACCCACATATGTATTAGCAAAACCAGATCCTTGGAATGAAATAGCTCTTCCAACAAATTGATTTGCAGTCCATACTCCTGTTCCATTAATAGTAATATATGTCGAATTTGATGATGCTGTGACAATATTATTTGATGTTGAATTTCCTGCAAACTCTACTTTAGCCATTTGATTCATCTGAACAGATGTTACAGGGTATCTAACTTTACCAGATGCCACTGTTCTTTTCAAAGCTGAATTATCATTACCATAGGAATATGTGAATCCACGTTGATCATCTCTACGACCTTCAACAATAACAGAAACACCAAAATGAACAAGAGCCGTGTTAGACGTGGTAGTACCAATATTTCTTTGTTCATAGCGAACAGGAAGATTGCCTGTTCTTGCCCATGGGAATTGTTGTGATGAACCTCTATATGACGCATTGCCTGTTCCTACTTCATGAAGAACATATGGCTCACCATTGATCTGACAACCCCAACGAATAGCTCCAGCACCATACCATGCATACTCAATCCAAAGCATCTGGATTTTTGTCCAATCAATCAAAGATGCTACTGGATCACCATACCAATTTTCATAAGAAAATTTTGTATCCACAGGAAGTGATGATGTTGTAGTTCCATCGTTAAAATTAACAGTACCAGCATCTGAACGAATTACACAGTAAAGCCCGGATGGATTATTTGCTGTCTGAACACCTTGTTCAAAAAATACACCATTACCATCATCAAAAAAACCAACTCTCTGAACATTATTAGATGTTGGCGCACCAAAATTCATAGCTGTTGCCATGTACATTGTTTTGCCGGGTTGATATCTTTGATATGGTCGCGATTGACGAATAGTTAAATCGCCGGCATTATTACCGACGAGCATACGAACACCACCCATACCAGGTAAATGTATAACACTAGCAATACTGCCAGATGAGCTAGTATTAGATGTTAAATTTTCCCAACGCAAAGGTTGTGTGCCATATTCAAAGTCTGCTTCATATATGTTTTGGTGAAGTGATACCTTCATTCTACCAACAACATCTCTGACTCTTTTTGGAAGAAGAACAGACTCCGGTCGAGTCGTTTGCATTGTAAAATTATTTGTACTTACTGTATATGTATTAGACATTATACATTCATCCCTAATGCATTATCAACATTCATTCCTGGAAAAGTCATTGGAGTATCCATTTGTTCATCTTCTTCAGGTTTATGGTGATCACCATAAACCATATAATCATGAACATTACCAATCATTCCTTTTGCCTGAGCAATCTTTGCTTGAACCCATGGTTCAATATGAACATCTTTTGGCATAACCATTAGCATATGCATTGCTTTATTAGCAATTGCTTTTAGTTCTGTTCTAACCATATCAATTTCGTCTTGAATATCATCGGTTTTATTTTTAGCAATATCTGTAGCGCCAAGAAGTGGCATTGCTAAATCTTCTTTTATATTTTTATTAGATTTTTCTGGATGCATTCCGTAATAAGCACCAAGAGCCATATTTTTACGCATATTAGGTGACTTACCTTTAAATTTTTTATCTTTTGAATGTATAAAATCAGAAATAATTTCACCTGCTGAAGTCTTTTTTGTTAATACTTCATTTACATTATATCCTGGACATTCTTTCATTCCATGAACTTCACACATTGTACCTTCCATAGTACAATTGCACATCTTTTTTTCTTCATAAACACTTTCATCTTTATCTTTATCATAACCAAAATTCTTCATTTTAGAATCTTTCATAGAATATTTTGTATTTGAACCATTATAAACTTCTGGTCCATTACCAACTCTATCTTCATGCTTTTCAATAGAATGCTTAGAAACAAATTTACGTTCATCACCCGGCTTTGGTGAATAATCTACACCAGGTTTATCACCTAATTTTAATGGTTCAACTGTAGATTTTTTTACACCTGCAAGAATATCTTTAAGCGGCTTGGTCATGTAATTCTTCCTCTTCTTCATCATCATAAGTATTGAACATAGTTTGACCAATTTCAAACTTTTTTTGATCAATTACACTTGCAAGTTTACTACTAATTATAGAATTAAAAGCTTGTTCAAAATCTATTGGAGAGTGTCTTGAACTAAAATTAATTAAATCTGCTAATTTATATTCAATATCAGTCATTTAAATTATCCTTTATTTATTTCTTGTAAGAATTTGTACTGCTGATCTATATTTTGATTCATCTTGTATACTTCTATTTTTTTGATTTTTAAATAGTTGAATAGCAGACATAGCATCCTGTATTTTTTTATTTTTTTCATCATTTTCAGGTGACTCAGCAACATCATCATCATCTTTTAGAGGTTCTACTTGAGGCATATTATTATCAGCTTGATCTTGTGGAGCCCATTTTGGATCATTTAATTCTTGACTAATTTGTTCATCCATTTCTTCAATTAAATCTTCATCTTGTTGCAAAATATTCTTACGAGCCCATTCTTGAGAATAATATTTACCAATTATACCACCATTAATAAATTGTGTCATGACATTTATTCTATTTTGAAGTACTTCTGCATCTTTTAATTCAGTAAAATAATTATCTTTAGCAAAATTATAATTAATATCTGAATAAATATTTTGCCAATCTTCAATAGTCATAATACCTTTAAGTACTACTTGCTTTTCAAGCATTGCATTAAACAACATTGAAAAACGCCCACGAAGTCTAATAATAAATCTAGCAAATTTTAATTCATCTCTAGTGACTTCAGTTGCCCTACCAAGAGAAAATAGAGCATCTGAATTAAGTCTATTTATAGGAACATTAAGAGTTTGATATAGTTTCTTTTGGAAATAAAGAACATCATCCATTTCACCTAATGTTTGTCCACCAGGTAATGTTGTTACTTCTGTTCCACGACCACCTTCTCTACGTGGTAACCAATAATCTTCTAACATTGTCATAAATTTACGGTCATCACGAACTTCGCCTGTTGCACCATCATAGATTAATCTATTTTTATGCTTGACCATAATATCACGGACATATTGTTCTGCTTTCATCTTTGGAAGATTACCAACATCAATATACCAAATTCTTCTTTCTGGCGCTCTTGCTAGTCTGTAAATTACAAGAGCATCTTCAAGAGTTCTTAATTGATTTAAAGCTTTAATAGCTTTATGCATATAAGAAAGAACCATGGTTCCATTAGTATCTGTTAAACCAGATGTTATATGAACTATAGAATCTTTAGCAATTTTCATTCCAGTAGTTGAAGGACCTACAGTTTTATTACCGTAGTTAAATCCTTTTTCATTAAATATATAGTATTCATTTTGTACTTTTGGTACTACAGCTTCACCTTCAGAACCTCCAGGAACTCTTTTTTTAACTATTTCTCTAATTTTGCGAATTTTTCGTGGATCAATATATCTTACTTCTTTAATACCAGATTTAGTATTTTTTTCATCAATTACAACATGATAATAAAGACGACCATCTATATACCAACGTCTATAAATTTCATAAGCTCTATTTTGAAAATTTATAATATTTAATATATTTTTAAATTCTTCTCTAATAGCTTTTTTTATATTATCAGTAATATTTAAATTGTCTAAAACTATCGATACAATAGTTTGTTCATCAATTGATATTGATTCATTAACAATTTCATCAACAGCAGCATCAATTTCTGGTTGTAAAGACATTTCACGATATTTTGTAACTAATTCAGCTTCAGTTCGAACAGTACCATCTAAATCAACATAAGTACCATAAGCACCACCTGCAGCTACAACTACTGCACCATCATCTGACTCTTTTGGAGCAAATGATGGTGCAATTTGATCTGTGTCTATTACTCTTTTAAATTCAAAGCCGAATAACTTGGCCATATTATAAAATACCTAAAAATTAGTATACAGTAATTGCCGCGGCTGATCCACCAGATGCGCCGGTATCGATAGCACCATTATTATTTGTTACTAAAGGTAACCAATAATCATAAGCAAATTGAACTTCAAACGTTTGAATACGGTTAGTAGCATTCCAATCTACACTCATAGCACTTACAGAAATTGGAAATAATCCAACAAATGAGTACTGTCTAATAACAGAATCAGCACCATTACTTGAATTTGAACCAGCACCACCATTAATACCACCTTTTGCAAATTGTGTAACAATTGCATCTGCTTTATAACTAGCACCTGGTGTAGTTTCATTTGCTGAAATAATTCTTCTATTTCCAACATGTGTATTTAAAGCGTTTGACCAAGCTTCAAAAGCATTTCTTACAATAAAATCTTCATCATTCATAACAGAAACAGCCCAGTTATCAAATGTTCTATCACCAGCTAACTTAATTTGTCTACCAAAATAAGAAACTTCAATAGGTGAAACAGCTGATGCTGGAATACTAGTAGCACTGCAAGTAAATGCAAATTTTTCTTGAAAATTAGAAGAAACACCGGCAAGAGGTGTTGGAAGATTTACTATTACTTGGAACAATGTGGGTCTTACGCCACCAAGCGTAAGACCTTTTGTCTTAAAGTCGTTAATATTAAAGGCCATTTTTATAACTCCTATATTTTATATTATTTATTAAAACTGGCCAACAACAGTTGAGAATGAAACACCAGTTCCAACAGCAACAAAGTTTAATTGAATATAGTTAATAGAACGAGCCGGCTTAATATAAATATCACCCCAAAATTCACCAGCATCAATTCTAGCTTGAGTATTATTTGTGCCATCACAAACGACTAAGAAATCTTGAATACCGCGACGTGACTGTACATCACGAAGATAAGGGTTGATCAAGTTTCTAAATTGAGCTCTTGTAAATTCATCATTGAATTCAAACAATGAAAATCTAGAAGCAAGCGAAATAGCTTTTTCAAGAGTAATAAACAATCTACGAACATTAATTCTATCGAATGCTGAAGGCTTTGATGTAAGTGTTTTATCACCATACAAATAAGTACCTTGACCCGGAAAAGTAACAATTGGATTAATATTATTCTTATAAAGATTATCACGATCCGTTTGACCGGGATTATAACGAAGCTTAATAGCATTCTTAATCTGACCACGATTAAAGCCCGCAGGTGACCACCATGGATTATTTGTTAAATCTGTTCTAGCACAAAGACCAGCAATATCACCATTAGTTGGAACATATCGATATACATCATTATACTTATCATAAGTATACTTATAGCCACTATCCATAATAGCATAAGTAGAATCTACAACAGCACCTCTCCAATTTACAATTGCAGTCGACTCTTGACCAATATTTCCTCTAACAATACCATCATCAGGTGTAATAAAGACTACACAATCTTGTCTGCTCTGTGCAATATTTTGAATTAGATAATTAGCAAGTTGGAAATTATTAGCAACCATTCCATTAACTGTTGTTGTACCACCAATTGGTTTGCCTTGCATTAAAAGAGAAATATCAGATGTTTCTTTTGAATTAAACAAATCATAAGCAGAAGTAATTATGGAAAGTGAAGCATTTGCTTCAGTAAATCCAGAATAACCATCTTGACCCAAATTAAAATCAAGTGTTGATGGAAGTGTATTTGAAGAAGATGTTATTAAATTAGCTGTATTGCTATATCCTGAATATCTTTCTGAAGCAACCCAAACATAAGCACTATTTGAATTAATAACTGTCTTATAATAATTTGAATCACCTGTTTGGCGTTTTGCATCAATAGCTCTTGAAACATTAGTAAAGCGCTCAAGAATAGTACCAGGTGAATTTGTAAATAAACCATCTTGATCAATTACAACTATATGCATAGAATCTACGGCATTACTATTACCATAAGCAGAAACATAAGGGGAATTTGTAGGTGGAAGCTGTATAATATTTGAATATTGCCAATTACGATTCATTAATACAGATGAAGTATTACCGTTTACTGTATTATTTGCAACAAAATTTGTTGCAAGTCTATATGGATCAGCAAAGTTAATATTTAAGCTAGCAGCTGTAGAATTTGATGTAACATTAATTGCGGTAATACGATTTAATTGGAAGCCAATAGAAGCATTACCAAGCTTAATAAGATCGCCTAAAATAATGGTATTATTAACAATGCCAGCATAATTAAAAGCATCAGAAACTGTTGAGTTTGAAACAAATACAACGTTTGCTGTATTTGAACCAATGTTAACTGTAAATGAAGGAGTAACGTTTGCTTGTGAATTTGAAAAATACAGAGAAATATTTGAACTAAAAGCGTTAACACTATCACAAATTGAAATTCTCAGTGAATTTCCAAGATCTCCGGGATACTTAGCAACATATGTAACTGCTGGATCAAATACACCACTCTGACCATCTTTATTAGCATAATAATCTAATGAACCTTTAACTGCATTAAATACAGCATTTGTTGATCCACCGGTAATTGCTGCATTATTTGCAATTGCGTTATATTGACCATTTGCTGTGTCTGTTGTATTTGCTGCTCTTGAAACATATAATGAATTTCCATATCCAAGAAATGAAGCAGCTGTAAAGAATGTTTCTGGATTTAATGATGTGGGCTTACCAAATTTAGATACTAAAGTAGTTTCACTATCTACTAAAATTTTTTCACCAACAGGACCCCAACGAAACACACCGGCAATTGCACCAGTTGAAGAAGCTACAGTTGGAACTACTGTTGTCAAGTCAATTTCATTGATACTCGCACCAGGGCTTAATAGATATGCCATTTTTTATCTCCTTTAACGGTAAATATTTGAATGTTTTTTATTTAATATATTTATACTTTGATAGATTTAACCGTCAAATAATAACCAATTTTCAATATTAAATGAATCTGTAATTTCATCTATTGGTATACCATCATCAACAAAACCAAATGGCATTAGTGATTCAGTAATTTCTTCATCAGTTTTTTCTCTAAGTTTCATTAAAGTATTTATATTTGTGTATTCTTTAAAATATGCTTGATCTGTAAGCCAAGAAAATAAAACTAAACACATAACTAAATCATCGTTATTTCCCGCTTCAGCTTCATAACTATTACCTTTTCTTGAAAAAGTAGAAAGTTCTTTTATTGTATCAAAATCATTAATAATTAATTGATTTTGTTCAATAAGCAATTTTAAAATAGAGCATCCAGTAGCTTTAACAGATTTTGTAGTATTAATACCAGGATCTGTATTACTTCCAACACCCGTTGTAATTCTTTTTCCTACTCTTCCAGCACTTTCTGTTGATAGTATATTTTCATATTCATAATCATAATAAATTGCATTAGCTACTTGTTCTCCCATATTATTAACTTCTACTAATACTGCTGCACTATTATAAGATTTAGCTACTCTATAAATGACTTCAGCATAATCAATTGGTGCTATAAGATTATTTTTATATACACAAACTTGTTTATAAGGCATAGTTGTTACATCAATTATTTGAAATGCAGAATAATCAAGACCTCTACCTTTTGAAGAGTCTGCAATAAGAACATATGATTTAAATTTTTCAGGAGCAAAATACATAGTCAATCCATCTTTACCATAAATTGAATTTTTATTGACTAATTCTTTTAATTTCCAACCCGCAATAAGTGTACCAGAAGAGCCCATAAATTCTACACAATATTCTTGTGAGAATTTTTCATTATCAAAATTCATTGAAGCTAAAGTAGATATTCTCCAATTTTCATCACGTCCAGGAACATCTTCCCAACCAACTCTTATTGGATTATAACCATTATGTTCTAAATCTTTTCTATGTGCACCTTCCCAGAGTTTATAAAAATGATTTAAACCATTTGGTGTAGAAACTAAAATAATCTTTGATTCTTTGCCCGATGAAATAGTAGGATAAACAGATGTAAAAAATATTTCCCAATTTTCAATAAAAGCAGCTTCATCGATGAACAATAAATTAATTGAATAACCACGAATTGCGTCAGAAGAAGTAGCAGCAGCTATAACTCTTGAATCATTTTCAAGAACAAATGAACCTTTATTCCATTCAATTACACCTTGCTGTAACCATTTAGGAAGATGCTGATAAGCTAATTGAACTCTACCTAAAATTTCACGTGCTGTTTCACCTTTGTTAGCTAGCAAACCTACAACTTTACTATCATTAAAAAGAAT